AAATGCCGAATAAGTGCTATCCTTAGCGGCGGTCAGATTAAACAAGTGAAATAAACCAGCCATGCTTCTATTCGCTGTTTGCCAGAAGCTAGAAACCACTAATCCGGGATACAGCTTACTTATTCTTTCGTTATCGACTATAATTAGAGGAGAAATATCTCCAGTTTCCACCAGAGCATAAGCTTCTTTCAGAGTTTTGTAAGCGTTTGCGTTAACTCTTTTTCCTTCTGAGTTTTTAGGTAAAGCTACGATAGCTCCCACTTTGTTATTTTTTACGCCTACGGTTTCCTGCAATTCTTTTGCGGTGCTAACTAACGGTTCAAGAGTACCTGCTCCTGTTCCTCCGCCAGCCCCAACGCATACAAATATTCGGTCAAAATCATCACCGAAAGAATATCTCATAAAATCTAAAACATCTTCTCTTTTGGAGTCGAAAATTTCTTTAGCTACGTTTGGATCTTTTCCGGCTCCACCGTCTCCTATACAAAGCTTATTATCTAGATTTACTGTATTGAGGTCCTGTTTTGCAGTATTCAAAGCGCAAACTTTTCTATAACCCAACCCATGAAAAGTTTCAGCTAGTCTAGAGCCTCCTTGCCCTGACCCCACAAAGCAGAACTTATAAGCGACTTCGATTTCGTCGCTAATAGTATTTTTCGCCTCTACCACTGGTTCCGGCATTGGAATATCCGGTAAGGATATATCCGCCCCTGCTACATATTGACTTACGTCTACATTTTCGCTCATTTTATTTTTTACTGTTATACAAGATAGAGGCTAAGTAATCGTCTACTTGGTGCTCGAAAGCTATTTCCCTTATATCTTTTATTCTATCCATGTCTGTGTCTACTGGGTTTCGACAATATTCGTTTGTTTTCGATTTCCAGTTTTTGGAGTCTTCGTTAGCTATAATGATGGAAGCTATTTCGGTCGCTACCTCTTTTTGCTGTTGGCTTAGCTTTCTCTTTTTGTGAATCTTTCTTAAGGACGATTCCACTTCCGTGACTAGCTCTTGAGCTAGTATTAAATTATCTTTAACCTTGGAGAGGCTAAACTGGATAGACGCCCCCATTGGTGAAACCTTTTTCGTTTCCTGTGGGACGCCTTTAGTTCCCGGCGGCCTACCTGTTTGTGATTCATTAGGATTAGAAACGGTAGGATTATTGGTTGTTTGAGGGCTTTCCTTGTCTTCCGACATCTCTTTTTGAGTGCTAGGCCCTCCCATAATTGGCTCATATAGACCTTTGTCTCTTAGCCCCCTATAGCCTTTTTGGCTTTCCTGAGACTCTTCACTTGTCGGCAGCCTGCCTGTGTTAATAGCCTCAATACCCTCTTCCGGGGTGAGTACACCTAGTTCTATCAATCTAGTATAAACCCTCGAATAGGTATTTTCGTCTTTAAGTTCTATGTCGTTAAAGTTGGGGGTTGGGTAATTCTTGAAGCCCAAAGATTTGGACATTCTTTTAATTTCCGGCAAAAGAAATTCGTTAATGAATAAGTCCCTACCCTGTTTTAGCCTTTCCACAAAGACCTGAGTTTTAATTTGAGCATTAGCGAACTTCTCATCTCCGCTTATAAGAATATTATTCAGCCCCAACTGTATGTCCCTGTTGACCACCTCGTATTTTTTGGGGTCAAGTATACTAGCTATATTAGGGACTACGAATTCAGCTTTAGTGGTGTAGTCGGCAATAAGAACCCTTCCTACTGATTGATTCTCGAACAAGGTTCTCATAGCTTCAAGATTCTTTTGGCTAACTCCACCCTTGTCTGGATCGGTACCCATGGTTACAAGGAGAACAACCTGCTGGGTAGTTCTGGTTATAGCCATATCCATTTTTTTCATTTCTTGTTTCCAGTTTATATCCTCTAATACTGGGTATCCCATAGGGACCGCAAATGGCTCATAGTCTTGCTTCTTGTAGAATAGGGCTGTTATCTTATCTGAGTTTAGTGGTAGGACTATAGATGTATTTTTTGGGTCAGCTATTTGCTTTTGTATTTTTTCATCCAAATTCTCTAAAACTTCTACGTCTTCTTCTGTTTTTGGGTCTCTAAGCCTTTCTAGCTCGTAATCCGAGAGCAGCTTGTAGTATTTTCCGGAAGTAAAAGAGATATTGCCCCCTAATTGGATATCTGCTGGATTCAGTATGCAATATCTAGAAGGTATAGTTATTTTACCAGATTTGTCTAAGTAGGCGTCAGTTCCAAATGTTTGAGATATCTTGGATAAGTCTCCCGGAGTTATAGCTGCGTCAAACCTGTACACAAAGACATTTCCGGAACGATAATACTCTCTGAAAAACTTATCCAGCAGAGAACTAATATTTATTTTCTTAAAAAAGGCCGAGAAAAAATCCCTAGACTTTTTACTACCTCCAGAAAAATACAAATCGCTAACAGAAAACTCTGTCATCAAATCTATAGTATTCCTGAAGATCGAGAAGTTATAATAAGCCTTTTGGCACAATATGACAGCGTCCCTTACGTCTAAGTTGCTAACGTTATACGTGCCACTAGTAGTATACTTAAAGGGGGAGAGGCCATCGTTTATATTCTCGAACCTGTCTGTTCTTTCTATACTGCCAGACTTGTTCCTTCTTGTGCGCGTAGCCTGCACCGCAATAGACTCTTTCCCTCCATAGGCAGCCATCAAAGGCTCTACTGAACTATCAACCTGTTTCTTTTTTGAGACCGCCATATCTTAGTTAAAATTACACGTTTAAAAGTTATATTCACCTTAAAGTTTAGTTATTAAATTAATATAGGAGAAAAAGTAACTTCGGTATCCTCTTCTATATTCATCATATCATAATACCTTTTTACCGCCCAATTTCCCAACATAAGAGTAGTATAGTTGTCTTTTCTAGCCTTATTGGGGGAGGTGCTTCTCCTTAAATGCTGAGGCAGATCGAAGCTCTGGGTTCCCTTAGACGTGGTTTTAACCTCTATTAGAGAGCACTGTTTTTTTGTTTGGTATACGAAATCATCTTGGAACTCTATAAGGTCTAATATGGTTTCGTGACCGGTCGCCTTAAGGGGGACTCTTTGTACGGAGACTTTATTAAAAATTGGCCCATCAGCGGTGACCCTAGAGCCAAACCATATTCTTTTATGATCTATATCTGCTTGCAGCTGCTCGTTAGCCCTTCTTATGAAACTGGTGGAAAACAACTGCTTGATGCAAATCTTATTTTCCTGCAAGTTGTAGCCTCTTCTAGCTCTCTTAGTTTCCCTGTTGTACTCCTCTCCCTCTTTGTCCGTATTGAAATCAAAAAACTTCAAATTTATATTAGCCTTCAAGAACTTCTCTGACTCGTTAGCGCTATCTATAAATTGATAACCGGCATTATCAATGATAATCATAATGATATCGAAATTTTGAATTAGATAAAAAAGATAATTGATATGATCTTTCAAGTTGCCGCCAGCTACCGCGTAGCAATGAACCAGCGTGCCTTGTTTTGATTCATCGTCAATCTCCATAACGGACATTGCAAAATAATCAGAAGTAGGGCTATTGCTAAAGCTGGGATCAATACCTAAAATATATCTGGATCCAGACGCACCGATTATCTTCATGCTCGGCTCCTCCCCATTTGGTATCGTGCATTCGTGCATTTTTCTTGCGCTAAAGTAGCTATCGCTACCGTCCGTAAACTGAGCGCAATACTCCCTTTGAAACGAAGATAGAGAAGAGGAGTCTGACTGAGCCTCTTCAATAATAGTACTATCTATCATTTCTTTTGGTAAAGATTCGTACCCCATTTGGGAGATAAAATATTTAGATTCCCCCATTTCTTTCGAGTTTATTCTCTCGAACCATTCCTTATATACTTTATATAAATTTTCGAAAGTATAAGACGCGGAAGAAAGAGCTATCATTTTTGAGTTGTTTTCGAAAACCATTTTTTGGCTTTTTTTCATTTTTCCTTTTTTTATAAGGTCGTTTTCTATTTCCCTAATTTTTATTCTTTCCGCTATGTCCTGAGGGGCCACCAAGAAAGGCATTAGGACATTTCTTATTATTTCTTCCGGCAAAAGCATGAATTCGTCAAGTACCAAAATATTGGCTCTAAATCCCCTTATTTTTTCCCCACTTAAAGGTATAGCGGTTATGCTGCCTCCGTTTATTTTCCATTCGTACTGGTCGTTCCTTTTTGACCTCGCTCCAAAAGCTTGAGCTAATAACTGAGCCTCTTTTGATTCTACTATAGTTTCTAGATTATTAAAAATAAATCTAGCTGTACGAAAAGTAGGACCAGCAATCAGTATCTTTGTTCGTGGTTCAAAAATGCACTGCAGAAAACAGTAAATAGCAGCTATAAAAGTTTTGCCACAACCTCGACCCCAAACGCACATGCTGAAATTCCTATTGAAAAATGCCTTAAGCGTTATTTCTTGGAAAGCCGCTAACTTGATCCCGGATACCAACTCTGTTGTTATGCCTAAGTTGGACCTTAGGAATCTAGCTAAAGTTATTTTCGCCTGCTTGTCCTCTAGTTCACCGTCTAGTTTAAGAAGCTCCCTATTTATATTTACTACAGGATCTTTATATTTATCGGGGCAATACCACATATCATTACAAAACCTTCAAGTCGTACGCTAATTGTAAATCATAATCTCTATATACGCACCCACAGAAAAATATCTTTTTCATAACTCTAACGGCCTCTTTTCTCCCGTCTACGAATAGAAACTGAACATGGTCATAATCCTGACAAATATCCCTAACGTTTCTGAATATATACTCCGGGGTTGCTCTTATTTTTTTGCTAACATAAGGCAACCTATCGAAAGCCATACATTTACTTATAGGGCTTTCCACTAACACCACCAAGTAGGATTCATTCTCGTCCGCCCTTTCTATTTCTCTTCTAAACCTTTCCAACCCACCACTTAACGTCCCTACGAAATCCTTTATAGATTTTCTCTCTACATAACAGCCGCAACACACTTCTTCGTCGCTTAACGTGTAATCTCCAAATTTCAAAGCTTTAATTTGGAATGGATAATCTAACTTAAAAGGGAACTGCTCTCTCGTGTCCATCAATATTTCTAAATTTTTTTGGTTGGAGTAGTCTGTTATAGAGAAGC